GAGCAATCACAGGTCGTGGTGCTGATCTACTAATCATCGACGACCCACACAAAGAACAAGATATTAAAAAAGATAGTAAGTCATTCGATAAAGCTTGGAGCTGGTATACATCAGGTCCACGTCAACGTTTACAGCCAGGAGGTCGTATCGTGGTGGTTATGACACGTTGGAGTACCAAGGACATAACGGGTCAATTGATCAAGGCTCAGGGAGAAGAGAACTCTGACCAATGGGAAGTTGTAGAACTGCCGGCATTATTACCAAGTGGTGATCCTGTGTGGCCGGAATACTGGACCAAAGACGAGTTAGAGAAAACCAAAGCATCTATTCCAGTTAACAATTGGAACTCTCAGTATATGCAACAGCCAACCGCTGAAGAAGGTGCAATATTAAAACGAGACTGGTGGCAAGATTGGGAAAGTAAAGATCCACCTAGTTGTGACTTCATCATACAATCTTACGACACAGCTTTTCTTAAAAAAGAATCTGCCGACTATAGTGCGATAACGACATGGGGAGTATTTAAAGATGATGATGGTAAACAGAATATTATATTACTAAATGCTTTTAAGGATCGATACGAGTTTCCAGAGCTTAGAAAAATAGCTCACGAAGAGTATTTATATTGGCGTCCTGATATGGTTGTAGTTGAAGCTAAAGCCTCTGGTATACCATTAACAGCAGAGTTGAGGGATATGGGTATCCCAGTAATTAACTTTACGCCGAGCCGAGGAAATGATAAACATGCTAGAGTAAACTCGGTATCACCGCTATTTGAGATGGGATTAGTTTGGGCTCCTATGCATCAACATTTCGCTCAGGAAGTGGTGGAAGAGTGCGCATCTTTTCCGTTTGGAGATCACGATGACTACGTCGACTCTACGACACAGGCGATTATGCGTATTAAACAAGGTGGCTTAGTTCGTAATAAAGATTCTTATCAAGACGAACCGTTGCCTGACAGGAGTAGGTTAGAATATTATGGCTAGGAAACAAACATTAGATGCAATTATACAATTGTATAAAAAACTTGGAGGCAACACTTCCGAGGTCCTTGGCACAAAAACAAATATAAATTTTTTAGGAAAAGGTAAATCTCCTGAGTTAATGTTGGACATGGACATTAACGCAGACGCATTAGGTGTATTACCAAGATCAAAAGCAGTAGAAGAATTAAAGGGCTCAGTAGGATATGCGGTCTCCGGTAAACTAAATGACATACAAGCAAACCAACTTTTAAAAAATATGCAGACGATGGATAGTGTTTATTTTCCACCTGCAGCCCCAGCAAACATTACAGACCTCGCGTCAAGAACAGAAGGATTAACTCCTGGTGGACTTGAAACTTTAAGAAAGTATGCAGACGATCTACCGCCTCCAGGTTCTCGTGGTGGACCAGATGATATAGCAGCACCAATAGACATGCCAACAGGTGCAGGTTTAGAGGCAATCAAAAATGTTAAAGGAAGTGATTTAATTGTAAACGATTTAGTAAATACAATTTATAAAAATGCAGGTGTATCAACAAATGCTCAACCAGTTGCAAGAGCAAATGCTAGAGAGTTTTTAAACAGAGTAAAAGATTTAGAAGACCCGGAGTTTCCAGATGGTCCAACTCTATCATCAATTATGGAAGCAGATGATTTTAAATTTATGACTGAAGGTGGCGGCGGTGGTATGGGTGATCCATTGTTATTGGTACAAAAATATTTTGGACCAAGGGTTGCATCGTCAGTTGCAAAATTAGATGGACCAGATGAAATACAAGTATTTGCAGAAAGATTAGTTAAAGTAAAAGATGCAAAAGGTAATACTATTACTGATAGAAATTTTAATCCTGAGTCTGTCGACATAGATGATTTTGAATTTGCAGAAGGTGGTTTAGCAAGACCAGGTTATGTTAGAGGTAGACTTGTTGGTAAAGCTTTAGGTATGTTTAAAAAACAACAAGCTTTAGAAAAAGGCGCAGGTATGGGGTATGCAGACATGCGTAAGTACGGTATCGAAGGAGAAGATATTACAAACATGTTTAAAGAAATTTCTATGGACCCAACTTTAGTGGGTAAAGAGAAAACAGAATACTTTAAAGTATTGAACCAAGCACTAAAAAATCCTGAAGAGTTTCCAGACACAATCAAAGAAATACAAATGAAGTTAGGTATAGACGTAGGACTTGGATTTAAAAGCGGTGGCCTAGCTAAGATCCTGGAGGTCTAATGTCTGAAGTCAGATATAATGTAATTAGACCAACCGTACCTAGAGACTTCAATAAAACAAGTAAAGTTGGCGGAGCTCCTGTATGGGCTAAATTTAAAATTGTTTTTAAGAAAAGTAAAAAAGGAACTTTACCTCCAGAGTTTGAAGGCACCCAGTTTTATAGAACAATGGCTGATGCTAAAAAAGCACTAGCAGATAAACAGAAAGTAATTATAACAAGTAGAGAAGCAAGAAAGCTGCCACCCAAAGTTATTGACCCTAAAGATTTTGCTGAAGATGTTAAAACAAGAATACCTGGGGTTGGACTTAAAAAAATATCTACAACTACTGTGGACAATGTTACGACCAAAACATATCAAAATAGGGCAACAGGTGAAACAATAAAAAAATATTTTTCTAAACTTGTACCTGGAGAATTTGCATCTGTGGCTGCAGCTACTAAAGCAAACAACGATTACAGAATTGATAACCCAATTAAAAATGCACCACCAGATTTAGAAACTTTAAATGAGAGACAGTTAACAAGATATTTAAAAAAACAAGAAAGAGCTAATCTTATTTCTGAAAGAGGTGGATATGCCACTAAGGGGCCTTTTGCAGGAGATCCTGAAATTCACAAAGGCCATGCAGGAAACATCAGAGGAAAAGAAATGATTACAGGAGATAGATTAATTAGAACTCCAGCAGTTATCAATCAAATGATGTCGGGTGATGAAGGAACTATTGCTAAAAATAGATTTACTGATTTAGATTTTAAAATTGAAGATGCATCAAACAAAATAGAAGAAATTAAAAAAAGCAACATGTCTGCTGCTAAAAAGAAAATAGAATTAAATAAACTTGATACTAAACTTATGAAATATTCTGCTGACTCTGATGGGTATAAAGTTGTTACGTTAAGCGATGGAAATACTTATGGGGGATTTGCTAGACCAATGCAGTCAATAGATCCTTTTGGAGATTTTCCAGGAATGACAGAAAAAGAAATAGGTAAATTTTTAAATAAATATAAGAATATGAAAGTGACTCCAGGTATGCCTCAATCAGAAATAGATAACATTATGAAAGCAGGTATATTTAGAGAAAATATGGAAGTGTCCAAACAGGCTGCAGCAAATGCAAATAAATTATTTAATGTAGTAAAATCAAATAAAGATGTAGCATGTCAAATTATTTTAAATAAAGCAACTGGAGGTATTGCTGCTACTTGCGCAGATGCAATAAAAAAAGATCCAGTTGGTTCAGCACAAAAATTAGCAAACGTAGAAGCAACTAGTGGACCACTTGCAAAAGTTAAAAAAGCAGCATTAGGATTTTTAAGATCAGGTGGTGTAAAAACATTTGGTGCGGGTGCTGCTATAGGAACTGCAGTAGGACTTGTTAAATTATTTAGAAACGATGATCCAACAACTTATTTATCAAACGAAGATCAACAAAAAAATATGTTAGTCGATATGGCAACACAACCTGTCTCTCTTGACATAGAAAGACCTGCAATATTAGATTATCAATTACCGGCATTAGGTGCATCTGTTGCAGGATCAACGGCACTAGTTGCGCCATCAACAATTAAAGCGAGTAAGTCAAGAGCACTTGGTATTGAAAGAAAACCAAAAGGTGTTGTAAAAACAGGTTTAAGAGTTTTAGGTAGAGGACTAGGAGTTGCAGCATCACCTGCATTACTAGCACCCTTTGCAGCTGGAGATATTGCAAGTCAAATAGCTGAAGGAGATTCAGCTGCAGATATTGCAACAGACCCATTAAATTATTTATATCCTGCATTTGCAGATCAAACACCAAAGCTGACAAGAGGATTGCCATCAGCATTTAAAAAAGTTGCTAGACTAGGTTTAAGTAAGCCAGCATTAAAATTATTATCTAGAGCCGGTATAGGTGGGTTTGCAGCTTCCGCAGCAATACAAGGATTAGGATTATTAGATGACTAAAAAACTAACAACTACGATACCACCAGAGAGAGGACCTCACCCACAAGGGTTGAATGTTCCTGGGAAAAAGACTATAGTGGTGTCGAACTCGGAGAAAAATAATGTCAGAAATAGACAAGTCTTTACCAAACGTAAAGCAGGAAATAGAATTACCTAGTGAAGAAGAGATTGTAGAAGCATCTCAGGAAAATATAGAAGAACAGGTTGGACCAGAAGATATTCAAGTAACACAAGAAGAAGATGGTGGTGCAACGATTAGTTTTGATCCAGAAGCTGTAAACCAGCCGGGTACAAACGAACACTTTGACAATCTAGCAGATTTATTGCCAGACGAAGTTTTAGGCAGTCTAGGATCTGAGCTGTATGAAAACTATATGCAGTACAAAGCATCCAGAAAAGATTGGGAAGATGGTTATACAAAAGGTTTAGATTTATTAGGATTTAAATACGAAACAAGATCTCAACCGTTTACAAATGCAAGTGGTGCAACTCACCCTGTATTAGCAGAAGCGGTAACACAATTTCAAGCACATGCTTACAAAGAATTACTTCCAGCGGCTGGTCCGGTACACACTCAAATTATGGGTGTAATAAATAAACAAAAAGAAGACCAGGCTACAAGAGTAAAAAATTTCATGAACTATCAACTCATGAATAAGATGAAAGAGTATGAACCCGAGTTCGATCAGTTACTTTTTTATCTCCCTCTTAGCGGCTCTGCTTTTAAGAAAGTTTATTACGATGAACTTCTTGACAGAGCCGTGTCTAAATTTGTGCCAGCAGATGATCTGATAGTTCCGTATACTGCAACTTCATTAGAAGATGCAGATGCTGTTGTACATGTTTTAAAAATATCAGAAAATGATTTAAGAAAAAAACAAGTATCAGGTTTTTATAGAGATGTAGAAATTACACCAGGTTATTCACAAGAAACAGAAGTAGAGAAAAAAGAAAGAGAGTTAGAAGGTGTTAGAAAAACTAGAGACGAACAAATGTTTACAATTCTAGAGTTTCACACAAACATAGATCTTGAGGGTTTTGAAGACAAAGATATGGAACAAAATCCAACAGGAATAAAACTTCCTTACATTGTAACAATAGATACATCTTCAAGAGAAGTTTTATCTATTAGAAGAAATTATAAAGCTGAAGATCCACTAAAAAATAAAATTGAATATTTTACTCATTTTAAATTTTTACCTGGACTAGGTTTTTATGGTTTTGGCTTAATCCACATGATTGGTGGATTATCAAGAACTGCAACGAATGCATTAAGACAATTGTTAGATGCCGGTACATTTTCAAACATGCCAGCTGGATTTAAACAAAGAGGTATTCGTGTTAGAGATGAAGCGCAATCGATACAACCTGGAGAGTTTAGAGATGTAGATGCACCTGGAGGAAACATCAGAGATGCATTTATGCCTTTACCTTTCAAAGA